TTGCGTTTTCAGTAAGTAGCTTAACTCGTAGCGTCGTCATCCTATATGTAAATATTAGAATGGAAATAGCTTTATGCAATTTTTTAAATAATTGAAATGAAAATAACCTATAGCAATTATCCTAACTCAAAAGAAATGGAAGACACGAACTCCCTGACGATCACGAAGAGGCACGCTAAGTGCATTCATGCTGCTATAGACCAGGCTTTTAAGTCTCCTTGTTTGCACAAACATGGTTGTGTAATTGCAGGAAGTGGTAGGATATATGGCAAAGGTTATAATAATTATCGTAATCATTCATCTGATGGTTTGCTTGATGAGTGTGTTTCTTGCCACGCCGAAATAGCAGCTATTAGAGATGCTTTGCGGTTCGGCCGTTTAAAAGTTGGGTATCGGGAAAGAGACAAGAAAGGGCGCCGCTACAAACTACACACTCTACGTTGTTAGGGTATCCTCGTCTGGGTTAAGACAATCTGGACCATGCAAGCACTGTTTAAATGCAATACGCCAAGTTGGTATTAAAAAAATAGTATTTAGTGACAATGAAGGATGCTTTGAAATATATAATACTAATGCATACTCTACAGAACATCAAAGTAGTGGATTTAGGCATATGCACGATACTCAATAAGGATTAACAAGAAATGTTGCTGCAGTTTTTCCAGCATTTCTACTTTCACAATTCATCCAGTCATCTGGCAAAACACCATCAGCAATTGCTTCCTCTGGTGTTAGATAATTTATATTACAGCCATTTCTGTTTAATATCATGGGAAATGGCTGTTTACACGGAGGTGTTGGTAGACAATTATTACCCAAAAGTACAGTATCTATATATTCGCCTGCAGAAATAGCACCTGTATTAGGATTACTATAATGTGTCTCTCTTGATTTTTTACGAGTACCTAACATATATGTATCATTTTTACCGCAACTTGGAGCATTTGGATCAGGATTACAAATAGTTGGTTTCGGCGGTTTGGGCTCTCCATTATTTTCACATTTCATCGTGTGTATTTTAATTTTACGTACATGCATAGACTGTGTATGATCAAGAGCATTAAATGATTTAACCCAAATAGGTTTGCATTTTCCACCTTCACAATCTGTTGGATTTATTATATTACTAGCAATATATCCTTTTGTTGTTTTAGTACTACGTGGATCACAGTCACCACCTACCGATGTTGTTCCATTATTACAAAGAATATAACAATCTCCAGGCGGATTTCCACCATAACCTCTAGGTATTGCTCCCGCATCTCCACCTATAAATAATGGTCGTACTACACTATTTTCTTGAGTTGTTCCTATTCGTGATTGTTCTCGTCTATTACCTTTTAATGAAAACTCGCCATCTCGTGTTAAACTTCCGAAATATTTAGTTTTTGACTTACGTTTTAAAACAGCCAATGACATTATATAACATAAAGGTATATTGTTTTAAATAATAAAAATGAGTAGACAAAGTTGTTTAGATTGGCATTTTGTCTTACTGAAACTTTTAAACATTGATAATATATCTTATAGATCACTGAAAATTGAAGGGTTACAGATGCTTGTATTTCTCTCTAATCACAAGAACTACAAGGATAATATTGCACTCAAAACATTTATCAAAACTGGTTGGGTTGATATAGTTAAAAAGTCCACAAATAAAATTGGTGCTATTGTTAATTTTAAAATATGGTTTGATAGAATTGCTGTTAGCAGTCGAGGAGCTCCTCCTGTAGCAAATAATCCTAAAATTGTTTATAAGCTAGGATATAATAAAAAATTATGGTTATCCATTGGAATAAATGATTATCAAATTACTAATGGTATGAGCTCATTGCGAAATGCCGTTAATGATGCTACTGCTATTAATGATTTTGTTGTTTCAAATCTTAATTTTCGGACAAGACTTTTAACAGATAAAAATGCTAGTAAAAATCAAATTGAAAATATACTACAGAGAGATTTATATACATATTTAGAGCCTGATGATCTTTTTGTTTTATCTTTTCATGGCCATGGTCATACTCTTTTCATCGGCGATTTTACACACGGATTTATTGTTCCTTATGGTGCACCAGATCTTTCACCAGCTAGCCTTATTTCTATGGATGCATTAGCATCATGGATGAAGTTATTACGTTGTAGACATATTTTACTTATTTTAGATTGTTGTTTTTCTGGCATTATGGCTATGAGAGGTGCAAAAAGAAAAAATAATAGTAACAATAGTAAAATACTTTCACCTAGAACTACAGCTATGCAACGAAGTTTATATCAAAATCTTTGCAGACATAGTAGAATTGTCATTAATGCTGGTGCACATGATCAAACTGTAGCTGATGGTGGAATAAAAAATAATTCTGTTATGACTGGTTTGATTATATCTTACGACAAATATAAACAAACAAATGGTTCGGTTTATTCTCTCTTCAGCTATCTTTCTAATGAGGTTCCTAACTATGTTAATCAAACACCAACAATGGGTAAGTTGATAGGTGATAGGGGTGGTGATATATTTTTATCTATTTAATAATTATTTTTAGATAACCATTGTGTTATCACATCTTGTTGATCATCATATGGAACATCATCTTGGTTACCTCCACCAACAGGATTTGTTTCATCAGATATTATTGCTCCAGACACCCCCTTTTTACAACAATTCTCAGTAGGATTTTTGTATAAATATTGCGTCCGTAAATATTCTCCAATATCCATAGGAGCAACACGTTTTGCATAAGGCTCATTTGTAAACTTTCTTGTACCAATATAATGTGATACTGGTGCACCGCCTGGGCCACATGAATTACAATTGTATATGTATCCTTCTTCACCACACACAGGTAATGCACTTCGTCCATCTAAGTTCGGCCAATTTTGTTGCATATTTTTAGCTCTCAATCTTCTAAGCAGAGATTCATTTGAATGAATTGTAGGATCAAAGTTTTTAACAGTTGGCTTATTGCATGCACCTGGCTCTGCACATGCTATATTATACACACCTGTTGGATTTCTTACTCTAGACAAGAGTAATCCTTTTGTTGTCATAGTTGTTTGTCCATCAGAATGTGAACCTTTACAACATGAATTGACTATATTTACAGGATACTTTCCACAAGTTCCACCGTTGCCAGTAGGCAAAGCAGTTCTTGGTATTCTGGTTGTTCTTACTAATGATCTTGATAAAGATGTTTGACCAACTCTTCCTTGATTTCTGTGTGTACCAGCTGTTGAAAATGGTTCTCTTGAAATTGGATTAAAGTAACGTTCATACTTACGACGAGACATATACACTATTTGTAGAAATTAAATAAGAACAAATACTCTATCACTTGGATTTTCTTGTGAACATCTTTCTATTAAATAGTATAGTTTTGTTGGTTCTAACTGACCTATTTTATCAAGTTGCATTACTTCTAATACTAATTGTTTCAAGCTAAAATATGCAACATTATATGAAACTAAACTAGGTAATTGATTAATTTTTATAAGTTCTGGTGCAATCCCAATTATACTGGTATCAAATGGTTTATCTATGTTAATCTCACCTTTTTCATTGCATTTAAAAGAGAGAATATCAGTATTAAGTATATACCCTCCAGTTGATAACTGCAATACATCATTCTTTGTAACAAAAAGTATTCCAATCCCATGCTCTTTTAATAATTCAATTTGTGTGCCGATATCCAATATCATTCGCATACACTGTTCATAGTCTAAATCACTCGGCAATTTATTTTTTGTTGTTTTTTCAGTAATATTATTACCATTTATTTTTAAAGCTTGAATCAATAGTTGTTCCATTAATATAATAAACAAAAATATAATAAGTTGTTTTTTTATTCGCGCATTGGTTTTGGAACTCTACTAACAGTAAACTTCCAAAAGTAAGGCATTTGATACACGAGCTTCACATCTTCTCCACGCTGTAACCTAGACTGCATCATATCACTAATCTTTGTTTTTTTAATTGGTCGAAAGTGTACAAATACTCTTTGATATTGATTCAAACCTTGCTTTTTATATACCATATCTACTCGCTCAATGCTGTTTTCTCCTAGTATACGTTGAAATGCTTCATAAACATCTCCCTTGGATACCGTCTTAAAAACCCGCGGTATACATATACTTGGCAGTTGAATGGTTTCCCTCATTTCATAAGGACGATGACTTATCATTGTTTTGATGCATGAAGTTAATTTACATTAACTAAAAATCAATTTTATGAAAAATCAGAAAAAAATGGATTTCTGATTTTTCTGTGTTTTGGGTCAGGATACTGTAAGATTCTATAGAACTATACCATTAATAAGCGATGAAAAATACAAGCCAAGTTTCGCTGCTAGTATCCTTATTACCATACTCATATATTGAGCAGTCTTTATGTTATTTACTTAAGATTGACATTTGAAAGATGATTTAAAAAATGAGTGCCTATTATATATAGCATACCAGAAACAGGACTATAATGGACTTTAGAAAAAAAGAACCTGCACCATCTTCGAGTAATAGTCGTTGGGGTAATTTAAAAGGTGATGACAATACATTTCAAACTGTCAAGCGAAAAACTCGTTATAATAAAAGAGAAGAAGAAGCTCAAAAAGCTCGAGAAAAGCGTGAACAACTATCGGGTACAATGCCTTTGCCTGGTATAGATTCAGATCCTATTGTAGAGAAAAAAGGTAAATATCTCGCTCCTGGTAAACGCAGTCGTGATAATAAAAATAGCAAATCTTCTGGTTTAACTTTGTCTAAGAATAGAGACAAAAAACCACTTAAGCCAAGTGCTCCAGATAGAAATGATGAAAGTTTATTTCCTACACTTGATGGTAGTGTAAATACTAGACTTGAAAATGAAGAAACAGACGAAGAAGCTAATAAAACAACTTTTGCGGATTTAGTTGTTTCTACGGATACACCTGTTAAAAAAGAAAAGGTTATCAATAATGATATTAAGCCTGGATGGGTAAAATTATCTAGAGGACCAAATGGACGATTAATTAGGGAATATGGCCCTCCTGTACCAAAAAGTCAATTTTGGATTGATTGGGAACGTGCAGAACAAGAAAGAAAACGTCAAGCCTTAATCGATACATTAGAAAGAAATAGAGAATATGTTCGATGGGCATATCCATATGAAAATTGGTATGATGACGAATCAGATTATGAGGATTTTGAAGATGCTGAACTTTACCATGAAGAGTGGGTATCAGAAGACGAAGATTAATGTAAAATACGGTATGATTCTTATTTTACATTCTTGATCAAAAATAATGGAAGACGAGTTAGATACAGAATGGTTTGAAAAACAAATAGAAATAGAAAAAAATTATGATAATTTTTATAATACATCTGTAGATAATGTTAAAGCTACTATAGTTTATGTTGATGAAAACAACACTGTATCTTGCATTAAAAGAGAGAAGGTCTCTATTAACAATGGGATTTTTCCCAGGAGTAAAATTGTTGACTTAGTTAAAAATTATAGAAAACTTAATAATGATACCTATAGTTTGTATGCAATTTTACAATTTAATTATGATATTTCTCCAGACAGAGTAATATATGGTAAGCTAGGTATCGGTGATGAGTTTTTTAATATTATAACGCATATTCAAGATGTTTATTTTAATAAAACTATCGACATGTTTAAAGATTTAAATGATCTAACTATTGTAATGAAACCAAAAAGTAACAATAGAAATCTTACAAAACGTGTTTATTTAACTGCAAAAAAGAAGCGCAGAAAAACACGGAAAAGATAATTGTAATGTGCTTAAAGAGTAAACAAAATATAATTGTAACTATGTCAGCCTTCTCAAGTGCTCTTGATACACTGTCGTCACGTACTGTTGGTCAAAATGGCCATGCCCAAGTAGAGTGGAAAGATGGAGATTTCCAAGAGAATATGCTTCAATTATATTTTCAACTTGTCAGGATTACTACGAGTAAAGCAAGTACATCTGGCGCATATAGAAAAGATTGTTACGAAAGAATTAGGCAAAAATACAGTAAATTGATTGATATGGCAGTCAGACAGAATAGTGTTCAGTCCACAGAAAGTATTAATTTGTGTTTGTCTCTTATGTTTCAAACCAGAGATATCCAAGGTGGCAAAGGAGAATATATGCTTTTCTATCACCTACTTTCATGTTGGGAGCTTTATTGGAGTCATGTTAATGATCAACTCAGCAGTGCACTGTCCCTTTTGTTTGAAATTGAATATGCCAGTCAAAAATATGATGTTACTTTTGCCCATCCTTATGGTAGTTATAAAGATGCCAAATATCTTTTGAATGTTTACCGTGATATTTTTGGGTGGGGCAACAAAGCTGATCTATGGAAAAATTATCATGCAACTCGTAATATTGTAAGTATGGCAATAGATGCATTTGACAGAGATCACAAACTTGTTCTCAGAGGTAATACTCCAAAAAGTCTCGTTGCCAAATGGCTTCCACGTGAGAAGTCCAATATTTTTGGTTGGCAAGCAAAAATCTTCGCTGAGGCATGGATTGGAAGTCAAAACGTAAAAAGCCGTCAAAATGCTCTTTCAAAGTATCGGCGCGGTTGCAGTATGGTTAATAAAGCATTGAATACTACTCAAATCAAACAATGCAGTGGTGATTGGAGCAAGATTGATTTTGATAAGGAGGTAACTAGTATTACTATGCAAAAGCAGCGAGCAGCTTTTATGTCTCAAGGCAAAAATAAAGATGCTTTGACCGATCAAGACCGCATTGAATGCACAAGCAATTTCAAAAAATATCTTGCTGATGTTGCAGCTGGAAAGAAAAAGATCAAGAGTGCACGTGTTGTTGGAGAACAGCTTATCAAGCAGCTTTGGAATAGAAGCATTAGTGAAGAAGATAAGACATATGCAAATGCTGTTTGGGAAGAGGTGATTAAAGAATCAAGCAGTGCTTTGTCAAATGCACTAGTTATGTTGGATTTGTCTGCATCAATGACTTGGGATAATTGTCCATTTTATGCGGCGATTTATTTAGCACTGAAGATTGCATGTGCTCCTGGTGGAACTAAACGCATCATGACTTTTTCTTCTGACCCTGTATGGATTAATTTGGAAGATTGTGCAACACTCACAGACATGATTGAACGCCTCATGGAAAATCAACATAATGTAGGTATGTCTACCAATATTTATAAGGCATTCAATATGGTTGGTAATGCAGCACTTTCCAAAGATTTAACACCAGAACAGGTTGGCGAACAAATGGTTGTTATTCTTTCGGATATGCAGATTGATCAGGCAGATAGAACACATTACGTAGCTGCGAATCTTGAAGAGAATATTAGCAAGGACTTTTCTAGATTTGGTCTTTCAAGTAGCCATAAAAAGCCTTATCCGCGACCAACACTTGTTTTCTGGAATATGAAGTCTACAGATGGATTTCCATCTAGTGTTGCAAAACCAAATACAATTCTTATGTCTGGATATAATAGCGATGTGCTAGATGCAGTTACAACTGGTGGCATGGACAAGTTGACTGATCTAAAGCCTTGGGATCATCTAAAACGTGTTCTTACAAAGAGTCGTTACACATGGTTTTGGTAGAATAAAAACAGTCCCAGAATTACATCAATAGTTAATGGTAAATATGCTGTCCTATCTTTTTGAAGAAGATATGCTGATGCAGTTAGATACAATGCGCTATGTAGTAATCTGTAGTTAGCCCACCATGTCTTACCACCACCCTCTGGTGCATTCAATCTTTGATTGGTTAAATAAAGATACATAAAACTACTTCCAATAATTAATGTTATTATGCCAAATAAAGTCAAATACTTTTCGGGCAAATGTAGTGGTAATATTGCAAAAATAGTTCTTAGTCCAATACAAAAAACTAGAAAGTAAAATATACGTTTTTTTTGAGTCAACATTATATATTTAAACAAGCTAAAAGATATATGTTATTAGATTGTAAGTAACATATGTCTAATTCAAGAAATCAAGAAATAGCGCAACAAATTGTTGCTGCACTTTTAATGGGCAATAATGATATGGATTATACTAGAGCATTAGCAGCCAGTCTTAATGAAGAAAGTGCTTATAAAAACGTTTTATCTGAAGAAGGTGAAAATCAATTAATTGAGAGAACTTTTGCAGAAAGTGATAAAGAACAATCTACGTGTCCAATTATGCATATACCTTTTGAGGTTGGCGACAAAATTACTGAATTGCCATGCGGCCATATATTTGATCCGGATGGTATTAGAAAATGGTTGAAAGATGAAAAAGCAGAATGTCCTGTTTGTCGTTATAAAATGAAAGCTAAAGAAGTTAAAAATGAAAATGCTTCTGATGCTGCTGAAGATAATAATGAAATTATCAGTGGTAGAAATAGTTTTATCGATAATCTAAGAAGAGTTAATAGTATTCCTATTCCTCAAATATATAGTGCTCATCCGTTTGGTCCATCTACTACCAGAATTGCTAATATAGTTCATGAGGAAGATGATGCAAATGATTTGATGCGAGCAATTATTACAACCATAAGCGCGCAGCAAGCTCGATCAGCACGAATGGAATCTATTACAAATAATTATCATAATTACAACTACAATATAAATCCATTTACTAACATAATGGTCAGTGATGTTAGTTTTTTTGATGTATCATCAAATGTATCTGATCACTTAGATGACGATAATTCTCTTGATTGATTTATTTTTAATGTTAAATAATCACTATACCTAATACAATTCTCACAATCACATGGTATTGATATAAGACAGCCGGGATGTCTCTTACAGTTCCATATATTTGGATCTGATAATACTGTTTTTTTATATTTTTCTTTTCTATTATCATTTTGTTTGTTATCCATTTATCTTAACATATCATTTTTTCATAATTATTAATACTTATGATTATGAAAATCTAATTTTTCTTTTTCTTACCACGTTTACTTAAAAAACTCAAACAGCAGCTTGCAGCAGCTTCTCCTACTTGATTTACATTTAATTCTCCTCGCGATGCAGAAACAACAAGATCGATCGTATCTTCAAGAATACCACTATCAATTACATCTAACAAAATTGTCTTTTCTGGATCTTCCGCTTGGCTTTTGACGAGAGCTTTTAATAGCCTAATCGCATAATCTCTCTGCTCTAATCCTTTAACTGGAGTATCTTCAATTGCTTCCATTGTAAATCTTAGCAATACAGTTAGAGTCTTACGTTTAACCCCAATCTCCTTGGCCTTTGCTTCTAATTGTTCAAAAACTTTATCGCCAGCCATATCTATTACCTTTTCTCCAACATTTTCAGC